GCTAAAATGGCTGTAAGCCTTGTCGCTCTAGGTTTATGACCATTTAGTTACATAATGTTATAATTAGTTTACATAATTAGTTTACTAATAGTTAGAATTTTTTTCATCTTTTTTACTTTTTTCTATTGACAAATTATTCGTTTTGGTATATAGTAATAATTGTCAAAGAGATATAACTCAATTGGAAGAGTTTGTACTTTATAAACATGGCCATAGTACTAGAGTCGGGTGTTAATATAGGTTCGAGTCCTATTATCTCTTGACAAAATCTTTTATATACGCGGGTTGCTACCTAATAGCAAGAAAGAGAGGAACAAAGATGGATGAACAAAAAAGAACTTACAAAGTAGAAATTTTGGAAAAGAAAGGAACATGTGAAAGTGAGATATTCGAACTAATGGCAAAAAATGGTGACTTAACATCTCAAAAATTAGCTGACATGATAGGGGCACAAGTTAAAATAATAGGATACGCAGTATGTCATATCACAACAGACGACAAAGATTTTTCAGTAACATATTTTGATACTGAAGAATATGGACTAATATCATCTGGAAGTGAAGTATTTTTAGAAAGTGTTATCACATATTTTGGAAAAGTTGACAAAGTCATATTAACACAAATCAAAACAAAAAAAGGAAAAACATATAAAGCAGTACCAGTACTAAAAGCAAATAAGAAAGAAGAAACAAAAAACGAGAAAGAAGAAAGCGATAACGATTTACCATTTTAATTATCGTAAGGAAGTGAAAGCAAATGGCAAATAAAAGAAGAGAGATGACTCCTTACGAGTCATCTTTATTTGCAGAAATGAAAAAATTAAGCAAAAGAGCAAATCAAAGAATTGTAAGATTAGAACGTGAAACTGGTTTTCAAGAGGGTTTTGCAACAAAACAACTTGCTGATTATTTATCAATAGATAGTTTAAATGCTTGGACACCAAAGGGGCGTGTTGCTGTAAAGTCTAGTCTTTCAGCCTTTGAAATGAAGAAAGTAATAAAAGCAACTAAAAAGTTTTTAAATCAAGAAACATCAAGAGTAGCAGGAGTAAAAGCTTACCAAAAAAGGTATGAAGATAAAACTGGACTAAAACTTACAAAAGAAAGACTCAATGCATTATTTCAAGCTGAAAGAAATTATACCTGGATATACGATTATTTTGGAGCTAGTGAAAAAACAGCTGGAGGAATATTCTGGGACTGGGAGAGAGAACACAAAAACGACGATTTTGAAACATGGCTTGATAATATAAGAGTCTATGTATATGATAGAACTTTAGATGAAAAATTATATAATGATTTGTTATCTTTATATGAATATGCTAAAGGAGTAAACGGATAATGATTTATTGGAAAGAATATAGGGGACATGATTTAGACATAATGGGTAAAAAGAAAATGTTTGATAAAAACATATATACATTTGATATTGAAACAACATCTTATATTATTTTAAATGGTAAACAAATGAAAGCTATTGATTATTTAGATTTAACAAAAAAAGAACAAGAAGAATGTATCTTTATGTCATGTATGTATATTTGGATGTTTTCAATTAATGACATTGTATATTATGGTAGGACATGGCAAGAATTATATGATTTTTTTGAAAAAATTGAAATATTTACATATAGCAAAAATGTAACAAAAATTGTATATGTACACAATTTATCATTTGAATTTCAGTTCTTAAGAAATATATTTAATTTTAAAAATGTACTTGCTAGAAAATCGCACAAAGTCATGAAATGTGAAATTGAAGAATTTAATTTTGAATTTAGATGTTCTTTATATATGACAAATGTAAAACTTGAAAAATTACCTAATATTTACAAATTATCAGTTGAAAAATTAGTAGGTAATATGGACTATTCAAAATTAAGGCATAGCAACACAAAACTTACAGAAAAAGAGCTAAAATATTGTGAGAATGACTGTCTAGTCGTATATGAATATATAAAAAGAGAACTGGAAACTTACAAAACAAGTAAAAATATACCAATTACAAGTACTGGCCATGTAAGACGTGAATTTAAGAAAGTACTTTCAAAAAACTGGGACTATAAGTCAAAAGTAAAATTTTGTACTAACATAGATGGACATGTTTATAACTTACTTTTAGATGCATTTGCTGGAGGATATACTCATGCGAATTGGATATACACAGATGAAATTATAAAAAATGTTTCAAGTTATGACTTTACTAGTTCATATCCTTATGTTATGGTTACACACAAATTTCCAATGTCACCATTTATGAAATGTAAGCTAGAAAGATTAGAACAAATGTCAAAGAATTTTGCTTATTTATTAGTAGTTAGATTTAAAAATATAAAATGTAAATATTTTAATAATTTTATATCACAAAATAAATGTAAAAAAATAAATGGTGCAAAATATGACAATGGTCGATTAATTGGTGCAGATGAAATTGAAATAGTACTTACTGATGTTGATTTTAGATTTTTATTAAAATCATATGCTGGAACATACGAGATTATAGAGAGTTATTTTGCAAAATACGGATATTTACCAAAAGAATATATAGAATTTACTTTAAAAAAGTATATTGCAAAAACAGAATATAAAGATGTAAAAGGAAAAGAACTAGAATATGCTTTAGAAAAAGCAAAATTCAATAGTTTATATGGAATGAGTGTTACAAATAATATAAAAGATGAAGTGATTTTTGACAATGAAATAGGTTGGAAAGAACGACCACTAACAAACAATGAAATATTAGAAAAATTAAAATATGAAAGAAAAAAGGGTTTTTTATCATTTGCATGGGGTGTATGGGTAACAGCACATGCAAGATGTAATTTACTAGAAAATTTGATAAAATTAGACAAATATGTAATATATTGCGACACAGACAGTTTAAAACTAAAAGAACGGTTTTGATATAAATGTTATAAAAAATTATAATAAACAAGTAGAAGAAAAAATTAAAAAAGCAAGTGAAGATTTAGATATACCCATAGAAAAATTTATGCCTAAAGATGTAAAAGGAAAAACTAGAATGTTAGGTGTATTTGACCATGACGCAGACTACAAAGAATTTATTACTCAAGGTGCTAAAAAATACGCATATAGGGACAAAAAATATGGAGATATTCACATAACTGTTTCAGGAGTTCCAAAAGAACGGTGCTAAAGCATTAAAAACATTAGAAGACTTCAAAGATGGTTTGGTATTTCCATATAAATATACTAATAAAAACATGTTAGTATATAATGATGAAATGGAAAATTTTGTACTTACTGATTACAAAGGAAAAAGCTATAAAGTCACAGACAAATATGGTTGCGTATTAATACCAACAACTTATGAACTAGGTAAGTCAGAGGAATATGCAAATTTATTAAGTGATGAAAGTAGCAAAAGAGCTATTTTTAAGGAGTAGAGAATATGACAGATTTAGAATTTATAAAAAAATTTAGTAAAATAAGAATAAGTAATATTTGTAAAAATTTAAAAATATCAACAAATAACGTATATACTGGAAAAGCAAAAAAAGAAAAAATAAAACAAATAAGAAATGAAATTTATAAAGAATTATCAACTTTACTAGTGGAGGGACACAATGAATAGTAAAAAAATTCATTACAATTTAGACAATATTGATAAATTAGGAGCTAGATTTAATTTGATATATCGGTGAACGTTCCAATGGAAAAAGCTATCAATTGAAACACAAAAAAGGTGTTGAAAAATATTTAAAAACTGGTCGCAGATTCATACTTATGCGTAGATGGAAAGAAGAAATAACCAGTGAAAAAATAGAACAATACTTTCAAGATGTTGACGTTGCAAAACTTACAGACGGAAAATTCAACTGTATTACTTTATATAGAAAATGTCTATACTTGTCGATTTATGACAATGAAACTGGAAAAACAAAAAGATTTGACAAAATAGGATATGTAGTTGCACTTTCTACCGAACAGAATTATGCTGGAGCTAGTTACCTAGATGTTGACGACATAATATTTGAAGAATTTATGTCAAGGTCTATATATATGGCAAATGAAAGTAATAAACTGATGAATTTTTATGCAACAGTAGATAGAAAAAGACTTACAACTAGACTATGGCTTGTAGGTAATACAATATCAAGAGTATGTCCATATATTTATGACTGGGGTTTACATGAAGTTATAAGTTCACAAAAACAAGGCACAATAAAAGAGATAATAATTAATGGTGTAGATGATGAAAAAATAAAAATTGCAGTAGAATATTGTAAGTCAACTGGTCAGTCATCTGGAACAATTGGAACAAATGCTGAAATGATAAACACTGGAGCATGGGAAACATCACCACAACCACATTTACCAAAATCTTATAAAGAATATCAAGTTTTATTTAGATTTGGTTTTCAATACCAAAATTTTAGGTTTTTAAGTGAATATCTAATGGACAAAGAAACAAAAGAAGTATGCTGGTTTATAAGGCCACATCATAAAGATTTTTCAGATGATTTAATTGTATTTAGTGATACAATTAAAATGTCAAAATTATGGCAAAGAGATATATATAATATATCAATTAAGAATGAAAAATTACGCGACTTGTTTATGTCATTCAAAGAAAACAAAATATTTTATGCAACTGATTTATGCGGGACTGATTTTAAGCAAGTTATAGATTTTAGTATTAGGAGGTAAAAATGACAACTTTAAAAAGTGAAATAATATTATGCAAAAATATAAGACTAGACAAAAGTTATGTAAATGTATTGAGTTATACAGAAAATCAAATGCTAACATTGTGTAGAAGTAATGAGCATCTTGTTGCAAGAGATGATGACTATTCATTTATACGTACAACTGGAAATATATTTACTAACTTTACATATAGTCAAGCTTTAAATGCTAACTATATAGCATTTCAAAATAAAGACTACTCAAATAAATGGTTTTTTGCTTTTATTGATGAAGTAATTTATAGAGGTGAAGAAAACACAGAAATAAGATATACAATAGATGCGTGGTCAACATGGTATGATAAGTGGTCTGCAAAAAAATGTTTTATAGAACGTCAGCACGAATTAGTTGATACAATTGGAAGTAATTTAATTGATGAAAATTTGAATATTGGAGATGTAGAAGAAATTGCTGAAGATGAATTTACTGGACTTGGTGATGAATTTTATTTTGCTATTTTATCTTCAATTGAGTTTAATAGTAATCATGAACCGCCTGAATTGAGATATGTTGGTGTTAATATGTATAATGGAAATTTATTTGGAAAAAGAATATATTTATTTGATGCAGATGTTGTAGGTATTATGGCATTGTCATATTACATTGACCATGCAAATCAAAAATCAGCAACTGGAGATATTGAAGCATTGTTTGTTGTACCTAAAGTATTATGTCAAAATACAACAACACTCACTGACACTTTTACTCCATCTGACAAAACAACACAAATATCTTATGATTATAAAAGACTAAATAAAAGTGATGCAAATTTAGAGTTAGCTTTTCCAATTAGTAAAGTAACATCATATACGGACTATACCCCACGTAATAAAAAGTGTTTTATTTATCCATATAATTATTTACTTGTTTCAAATAATATTGGAAATGTAAATATTTATAAATATGAAGATTTTAGTCAAAATGAATTTTTATTTAATATTATGGGTGCAATTTCAGTTGGTTGTTCAATACGTGCTGTGCCTAGAGATTACAAAGGTGTTGACTATAACTATGATGAATGTTTACCACTTGCAAAATATCCAACTGGCTCATGGACTAGTGATGCATTTACCAATTGGCTTACACAAAATGGTGTAAATATTACAACAAATCTAATTAGTGCTAGTATTGGTGGTGCTGTTGCGGTTGCAACTGCAAATCCTATTGGAATGGTAGGAGCGACCATGTCACTTGCTGGAACTGTTGCAAATACTATTGGTCAATTTTATCAAGCATCATTACTTCCAGCAATATCTGGTGGTCAAAACAATGGTGATGTAAATTTTGCAGAAAAGAAAAATACTTTTGTATTTAAAAAGATGCGATGTAAATTACAATATCTTAAGGTCATTGATGACTATTTCACTAGATTTGGTTATGCTATAAAAAGACTAGATACACCACATTTAACTGGCCGTAGAAATTGGAACTACATTCAAATTGGCTCTAGTGACTCAATAGGTTATGGAGATGTACCATCTAGTTATATGGAACAAATAAACAATGCATGTCGTAGAGGTGTAACAGTATGGCATACACACGACAATATCGGTGATTTTAGTCTTGACAATTCAATTGTATAAAATAAAAAAGAGTGCATTTGCACTCTTTTTTATATAAATGAAGTTGGAATATTAGCAGTAAATTTATCAATTATTATTGCTTTTAAATTTATTGTTTTGTATCCTGCATTACTATCCGTTGCATTTATAGCAATTCTTATTTCATTATTTATTAATACTAAATGTCCAAAATAATTATGCCAATATTCATTTGTATCTTGTAAGTGAAGTGATACAGGAATTTGAATTAAAGCATAATTATTGGTTGAAATATAACCACCTTTTTGTATATCACAAAGTTTTATAGTTGCATTATTTAATTGTAAATTATTTATAGGATTTTCCAACGTCATATAAGCATTACTCTGTTGAATAATTAAAGTATTACCATTAATAATTTTATTTGCAGGATTAGGAAAAGTTGAGCGAAATACAGAACTATTTGTAGCACATGGCAAATCTTTATAACCTCTGCTAATTTCACAATAACCATTATTCCAAGCTTGAAAAATTCCATAACCTAGTTCATTCATTCCGTCTGTAAGTGTAGGGTGGAAATTATCACTTTGTAATAAAGATGTATCGTGTAAAATATTTTCTACACCATTTAAATATATTGCACCATATTTTTTGCAATTTTGATAAGCTGTCAAAACTTTATTTGCAATGTTATAAGTATTTGAATAGTTAAAACACCACGCAACCATACCAATATAAATTTTTGCATTTGGAAATTTTGATTTTGCAGTTTGACAAAATAAGTTTATTGCGTATTCAATATCTCCTTGTGAGTAACCACTATCATTATAACCTCCAACACAAATAATATCTGTCACATCATCAGAGCTTGCAACATTATTTAAAAGTATGTTGAAATTTGTTCCGTCAACTACGTTACAAAAACCGACACCACCTTTTGCATTTGTTATAATATTAGATATACCTGTTAATTCTTGAAATTTATTAATCCATTGTGATGGTTGGTTGTCTGTGACTGAATAACTATCACCAATTATAACAATTTTTTTATTTAATAATCTATTCAATAATGCAATATTATTTCTAGCCGTTTCATCTTTAATATTATAAGTTTCATTTTCTAAACGAATTTTTGAAATATCAGCCATAATTTATCTCCTTTCTATACTGAACCTATTTCAAGTGAAATTTCCAATGTTTCAGTTCCACTTGTATAAGTACCTATTAAATTTGTTCCATCAATTTTAGTATTTGCATTTGTTGCACTACTTAAAGCATTATTTGCTGTTGTGTTTGCTGTATTTGCTGTGCTTTGAGCTGTTGCACTATCTAAAATTGCTTGGTCAGCTTTTGCATCTGCACTATTTGCAGTATTAAGTGCATTTGTTGCACTTTGTCTTGCTTGTGTATCTTTTATTGCATAGGTATTTGTACCTATTTTTAAATTTGAAATATCAGCCATTTGTTACCCCTCACTTTCATGCGTAAGATATAAAACTAATGTTTCAGTTTCTTCTTCATACATACTATCTAATAAGATATCATTAAATCTTCTGTCAATATATTCTACAAGTTTATCTTCAAGAACATTATTTATAAAACGTATAACTTCATTTGTTTTATTTCCTAGTTTACTCAAAATTTGTATATATGTAATATCATCAAAAGTTGCATCTATAAATGGAAACTCTTGAATAACTCCTAAATGTATAGGTTTTAAATTCTTTTTATTGTTCATTTTTTACCTCCTTATACCAATTGATAAAAAAGACAGTCAAGTTCTTTAAATATCATTGAATAAACATTTTTTATTTCTTCATTTAATTTTGAAAAAACTTCCAGCATATTTGTTTTGCTGATATTTTCTTCATAATTATTATTGTCTTTTGTATTAGTTTTATTTTGACTTGTTCCATTTGATGTTGATGTATCTTCACTACTTGAATTATCTGTATCATAATGATATTCAGTGACATATTTTCCTTGCCTTATATTATCTAATTCATTTTGTGGTGTATCACTTCCACGTCTATCACTAATATTTTGATGATTTGTGTTTGAAACATTTGTCATTTCATTTGTTGTATTAGATGTATTATCAACAACTCTATTGTCAAAACCTTTTCTTTTTGTAATTTCACCAAAACCATTTTCATCGTAAATTAAATCAAATAATTTGTTGAACATTGGCATTATCTCATTAAGTTTTACATTTAATTGTATTTTAAATGAAAGTACTGTTTCAAAACCAATTCTACGCATAAGGAAATGATTTAATATCATACATTCAAATTCTTCTTTTGTAATATTTGTTGTTAATGGATAATCAAAGTCAAATATTTTTCCTCTACCCTCTTTTGCCAAATTGTTTATTTTAGTAGGGACTTCTTTTTCATAATTTACAACACTTTCTAAAATACTATAAAGTGTTGGAGGTCGCATGTCTGCTACTGGAATTCTAGGGTAAAATAAACCATAATACTCATACGGATAAATCATCACTACCAACCTCCATTTCTTCTTGTTCATCTTCAAAATTTTTCATACTGTTTGGTATTCCATCATAATATTTTACTTTCATATCAATACCGAATTTTTCATTGATTTGTTTTACTGCTTTTTGTCTAGGTTCAAATCTTGAAAAACGACTTGCTATTGTACCACCTTGCATTGCTTGTACTTCGTCTTTTATATTACGTTCTTTCTTTTGGAAAGATAAATTTGCTATACCAATAAGTCGTAAAAATTCATTATATATTTTATCTTTATTTAAATCTACTTTATCACTTATGTATGGAGCTGGTTCCATTACTAAAGTTGTGTCGTTCAAATCAATATCATCATAAGTAAGTACTATATTTTCAAAACTATCAACATTATTTACCATGTCTCTGACTGACTTTTCTTTTTCTGTTTTAGTCTTCCAAAATCTTGGAGTCTTTTGTTGTGCAATATTAATGTCCATAACTCTTTGAAACATGGCAAGTCTTTCTGCATATTGTAAAATATCTAAATATATAGGATAACGGCCATTATTATCATACATTATTACAAATTCACCATATTTTAGAGTACGTCTATAACTTCCATTAGGTGCAGTTACTATAATTTTTTGTGGTCTTCCATATATATCTAAATTTCCTAGAACTGTATAAGGTAGTGCAATGACTCCTAGTACTTCATCTTTGAAAAATGCAATACTTCCAGTACGTAACAACTTTTTATTTAAAAAAGCTGTGTCAATGTATTCTGGTAAATTTTCAAATTCAAAGACATTTTCTGCTAAAGTCAGCATTTGTCTTTTATACATTTCATAAGTTTTGAAATTACAGAGTTGACTATTTACTGTTTTACGTTGCATATCTTTTCTCCTTTCTTTAAAAATAAGGTGCAACTTTTAAGTGTTGCACCTTTTTAGTATAGGTTATGCAACTGTAATTGTTGCTGTTCCTTTTTTAGTATTATCATAAATTGATGTAGCTGTAACTGTTACACTTTCAACTGTTGCATCTGCTGGAATAATTAATTCTCCATCATCTGCAATTCTTACACCATCTGCATAACTATCAGCATCGACTGTCCAGTAAACTGCTTTATTTGCAAAACCAGTTGTAACAACTGTTGCTGATAATTGTAAACTTTGTCCTTTTGTAACTGTTGCTGTTGATGGACTTACACTTACACTTGTAACACCTTGAGCTGTTACAGTAAAGCACACCGAATTTTCAAATGGGCTTGTTGATACACTACCCCAGTTATGTAACCAATGATTTGTACGTAACGTCTGTGGGTTGAAAAATTCAGTTTTTCTTGTAGGTGCATTGTTATCCATTCCATAATATCTATCTTGGAAAAAGTCAATTCCAACTATTACACATGGTATTTCTTGTAAAGCTGTCATTTCATCTTGAGTCAATGGAACATATCCATCTACATATTCGCCCTCTATAACATTACCTTGGTCATCTCTTTTTGCGAATATTTCTGCTAAACGTGGCATGTCAAAATTTCCAAAGCCATCTGTTAGTTCCATATTTGCTTTCATTTCAGCATCACTTCTAAAATATGAAGTTGCTAGTACATTAGTTGTAAATTTTGCATCAAATTTTGTAGATACAATTGCAAATTGGTCTTCAAATGCTGTTGCTTTTCTTATTCCTGCTGGGTTGAATTTTGGACTTCTAAATGTCATATCATTTGAATATCCTTTTATAAATGCAACTACATCTCTATCGCTTAAGTTTTCTAAATCTGGTATCTGTATAGCTGTTACTGTTCCGTCTAAAATACGTCTTGCTAACATGTATTTGTTTACTAGATATGTGTCATATTCATATCCCTCATATAAAGAGTTGACTATTTCATCAACTAACATGAATAAGTCTTCTCTTTCAAAGGCCATGGCCATTTGTTCATCACTTGTTGTTGTTTTATAAAATTTTTGATAATTTATTTCATGTAAATATGAAAGTACATTTGGAACTTCTGTATTAATGAAGTCATGTGGTCTATTTACATATTCATTATAATCATAAACATTTGCGATATCTACAATTATTTCTCTTACTTGTTGTCCCCATGATAATTCACCTTTATCAGTAAACTTTTTCCATGGGTTTTCCCAGTGATTTCTAGTTATTACTGTTAAACCTATAATATTCATTGTATTTAAAAATGCGTTTTTATAAACTGGGTTTTTCATAATTATTTTTCCAATTCCTTTTATTGACTCACCTTGAACTGGAAGTTTTAAATTTTCTCTTAATTCTGGTGTTTGATTTATAACATAACTTAATAGTTCAGCACTATTTGTTACATTCAAATTACCTTGTGAAACTGATTTTTTTGCCATTTTTATTACCTCCTAAAAATTAAATTTCTTTTACATCGATGACTTCTTCTTCTTTTAGTTCATCATCGTCTTCTTTTTCTTCATCTTCTTTTTCTTCTGTTTCATCATTGCCTTTTAAAAATCTTTCTTTGTATTTTTCTCTTAATGACTCATATTTGATTTTTAATTCCTCTAATTCTCCATTGTCTTCTGTTTCAACACCGCCCTCAATACTGTCTGCAATGTCTTCCATAAGTGAAACTTTTATTTCCTCGTCAATATCAAGGTCGTTGATTTTTGCTGATAATTCTTCTTTGCTTAACTTCATACTAGTTCACTTCCTTTCTTTCTAGTTTGTCCTCAATAACAGAAAGTCTTTTGTCAATTGCATTTAAAATACTTTCCATTGACTTCATTGTAGTACTTTGAAAGTATATTAAATAAGCAACACAGACAATTCCTATTCCATTATTGGTAAGTAATTGGATAATATCTTGCATTTATATTACCTCACTTTCTTATGTAAACTTTAATTTATATATACCATAATTGGTAAAATTTGTCAATATAAAAAGAGTAATTTTACAATTACTCTTTTAGTTATATAAATATAGGAGCAGGAAAACATTGAAATTTTGCATCACTATATATTTATATATCATATTTTTAAATTTTTGTCAATTCCTTTTTCTAAATTTGTTTGCATAAAGTACCCATGGAAATTTTCTTTTTTTAGTTTCTCCAGTTGGTGTAGGTGGCTCTGGTGGTACACTTCCATCATAATGTATTACTGTATTATCTACATTTGGTATTCCTAAAATTGTACATGGGTTTAGAAATGTAGAACATTGCCAGCTTTGAGTTGTCGAACATTCAAGATGTAAATGTCGTCCAGTTACATTTCCAGTACTATCCATTCGTGCTAATTGTGTAGCGGTTGTAACTTGCTGACCTACTACTACCTGTACTGTTCCAGTCATAAGGTGACAATATCTCCAATATCTATTTTGTGTATCTTTTATTAAAATGTAAATACCTAACGCATTATTTGCATTTGTATTTACGACTACAATTTCACCATCAAAAACTGGATACAACCATGGGTTATTTTCTGTATCTCCATAAGGTATTATATCAACTCCAGTATGCCAACCACATGAATAACCACTGTCTGTTACTCCATACGGATATGAAATTATAGCATCACTATGTACTGGACTATTTGAAATAGTAACAGCCATGACATCCCCTCTTTTCTTCATTACAATATATCTGTTCTTTTTCTGTGCATTTTGTGTCTATGTTTATAATAAGTGGTGTATAATCTGACATCATTTCAATACTTGTTATTTTACTATCTACTAAAATTTTATGTGGCGTAGTATCATAATTTTTTGCTATGTCGCATAATCTTTCACCATCTCTATAAATATGTATTATTTTATTTATACTCATTTTATCCTCTTTTCAATAACTTCTATAATACATTCAGTAAGTTCATCTGCTGATAATTCTTTAAATGTTTTGTATTTTGATTTTTCTACCATTTTTGTTAATTCTAACGACTCAATAGCAATATTTTTTAGTTTTTCTTTTATTTCCTCTTTATTTTCTAAAGCACTTATAAAAATTTTATCTTCTATAATAGGGTTTGTCCTAATTAAATTTGTGTATTTTTCTATTGGTGCATCTTTTTCCTTTACTAATTTTATTAAATAATCAATATTTTTTTCCATTTTATTTTCCTCCTATTTTATATATTTCCCCATTGGTTAGCCATAGCTTTTGCAATTCCCATAAATGTTTTGCTTCTTAATTTTGCAACTTCTGGAGAGTTCCAGGCATATTGTTTGCCATTAAAATTTGCCTTCCACAAATTGTTTGTTCGTTCTTCTTTTGGAATTATCTTTGTAGGTTTTAAATTTGGTAATCCTTTAAGCCACAAACAAGTATTTTTACATTCTGTTTCACCAAATTCATACGGATTTATGATTTGATTTGGTTTTCTATAATAAGACGACATTACTCCTACTGGATTTTCTATTGCTATTTTTTCACAATCAGCCATAACAAATTTATAAAAGAAAGAAACTGCTTCTCTTTGTAATTTCATATCTTTTTTTCCTTCTGTAAACCATCTTTGACCAGAATTGCAGAGATGAGTACATGGAGGAAAAGCAATTATCATATCCCATTTGCCTACAATTTTATGATATTCTTCATCACAAGTTTTAAATTCACAATTTCCATTTAATAAAGGTAATACATCTTGTTTTATATGCCATTCTGGATGATTTCCAGAATATTCATCTATATCACAACTATAAGCTTCATGCCCTAAATTTCTAAATTCAATTGTAACTCTTTGGCTTTCTTCACATGCTACTAATATTTTCATTTTATATACACCTTACCTTTATAATTTGCACAAACATAACCGCTTGGAATTTTAAACCATATTTCATTGTCATTTATAATTATATCTAGGCAAGTTACTTTTGTACCTTTTTTTAATACTCCAGTTCTTTTGTATGAGTGTTGTTGTGCGTTGAATGTTAATTCATCAAAATCTTTTTTTCTGTTATTAGTTCCAGGTCCTACTCTTACATTCAAATCAACTTTTGTTGTATATGTTTTTCCTACAATATAATCACTATGTATTTTGTTTTCAATTTTCATACTGTCATATTTTGTTAAATTGTTGCTATTTATTATTGACATTATTGTTGTTATATAACTTGGACTTGTTGCATATCCGCCATTTTTTATTGCTGTTATACATGCCCTTGGTGTTTCAGCAACTAATGCATTTCTGTATCTGGAACTTTTACATATTAAATCAAAATAATCTTTTACACTTTCCTCTAGTGAGTCATAAGCTCTAAAGTATGCAGATATATTTGTGTATGTTTTTCCGTCGTAACACTCTTTAGTCTTTGCATTGTAGAATTTGCCTTTCCAATTGCTACCGACATTTTATTCCAAAAACTGCGTTTGCTTTCATCATTATACTACTTTGTCCCCATGCACTTTCACATATAGCTTGTGCTATTACTACACTAGGAAATAAGGGGCGACCTCTTTTGTTATTTTCTGTTACTACAATAGTTGATATTTTTTGTAAAAATTCTTGTTTGTTCATTTCATTATACCTCCATTCTTTACCCATTTTAAATAATTATTATAACAAGTTTTATGTGCTAAAACATAACGTCTTTTTTTGTAACTTTCAATGTAGTTATTTTCTGCAATGTCTTTTGCTTGTAGATATTTGTTGCATAAAGTACAAATTTGACTTAATGCTGGAAGTCTTGAAAATTTTTGAATTGTCATTTTATTTGTCCTCCTTAATTTTTAGACTTTTATGATATTGAAACTCATTATGATAATCTTCATTCTCCCATTCAATAAAAACATGAGTTATATTGTCTTCATTTATGTTGTCAATTAATTCTTTTAAATCATAACTATCCATTTTATACCTCCTTATTTTATAGTAGTTATACAATTTAATACTACATATACCATTATTTTATAAGTAATAAATTCTAGGCCAATATATGCAAAAATATATAGTAATAACTTTTTCATTTGTGTTTTCCTCCTTCCTATTTTATTTCATATATACATATTATACCAAAACGAATAATTTGTCAATAGAAAAAAGTAAAAAAGATGAAAAAAA